GTGTCTTTAATAGCATTATCAATTTTGACCATATCCAGAGTATATTTACCACTTTGCTCATACTCCAGCTGCCACTTCAACTCCAAGGACCTTTTTTGTCTGTACAGGTCTTGTACCATCGATAACCTCTTCATAAGTTATTCTATTAGGAACATCTCTAAACATTCCCTGTGATTCCCAGACTATACTCTTTTCTCCTAATTTGTCAACTATAGCCCTTTCAATAGACTCAGCATTATCATTAGCTAAAATTTTAAATTTAGCATGATGATCATAAGCCCAGATTTGTACGAGATATTCCTTCATTTTACTATTCTTTCATACAATTGTGGCGAAACTATGTTTCGCCACAAAAGATTAATTTAATTACGCACCTTGAACGCCAAAGATACCTCTATAGTCAGATACACCAAATCTGTATCTTTCTCTAGCTTTGTATCTTACGTTACCAGTATCGAAGTCCCCTTCCATCGCCGTTTTAATCGGCGTTCTTTCAAAGTACTTCATACCATTTGGTACGTCAGTGATAAGATACCAAGAATCTGCATCAGTTAAGAAATTGTTCACTCTATAACCTTGAGGAACCATTCCCATAGATACGATCGCATTGATGTCGTTATCAGCAGTAGAAGTTCTACCTTGTGACTTCATAAGTCTCTCAGCATTAAATTGATTCGCTGGTGGAACGATCATTTTCATTCCTCTAGCTGCAATTTTTAAACCTCTTTCGTCTGTCATTGCTGCAATGTCTACCAATGCTTGTTCCAATGAAGTCTCATTAAGGTCTGCTTGAGTTGTCAAAGTATTTTGAACTGTTCCAGCAATCGTTGGGTGGTTTGTCGCAAACAACGCAGACCCATCTCCTGATGTGAATGTAGCTGTTTGTGGTAACCCATTGATCAATGGATCAACTGCTTTGATTTGTTTAGTATTCGCCATAGAACGTGCTAATGCTTTTGTATATCTAGACGCAAGTCTGTCATACAAGTTATCCTCGATCGCTTCTTCAGTGATCGCGAATGCTAGTGCAATAGTTTCCATTGTGTAACGAGCAGTGTAAGTCTCTTGAGCATTGTCAAAAGTTACAGCTCCACCTTCAGGTTTAACTGCTGCATTTGCAAAACCAGATAACATAACTTCTTCTTCAAACGCTCTGTCAGAAGATTCTGTTACATATATCTCAGCATGTTGGTTCTCATAACGTTTATATTCCAAGCCGAATAGTGCATTCAAACCTGGCTCTAGTTCTTTAACTAGTTGTCCTCGTGATATCGCCATGTTATCCTCCTATACTCCGGCTGTGCCATTAGCTAAAAAGTGAGAATTCACTTTAACAATCCAATTGACATGAGAAGCACCGATTTCATCGTTATCGATATTCTTACTCACACCCAGGATTTTTAGCTGCTGTGCTGTTGTTGTTAACGTGTCGTTATCCAGCTCAACTCTAGAAATATAGTTTGCTGAATCTCCGGCAGTGTATTTGATGTCTGCACAATTGAACACATTAGTCTGCGTTGAAGCAGTTGTGTCTGAAGATTGTATTTCAAATCTCTCGTACGGATCATCAGCTACGAAACCAACAATATCAGTTGCAGTGTTAGCTGCTTTGAGATTGTTAGCCCACGTAGGCTTACTTGTGTTGGCATCAGTATAATAAATACCATTAAGTGAACCTAAGATAGTTGCAGTTGAAGTTGATACAACAGTTATATAACCAGTCGACGCTGCTTGAACAGGGTCGTTTTGGTACATAGCTGCTGAACTAGCTGCAATGCTAAACTCAGATAAACCTTGGTTGTCATCATTCTGACCAACTTTACCGATCGGTCTTAGACCGAACGCTACTGTTTGATTTGCCATGATGGCCTCCTTATTGACCTGCCCTTACGGGCCTCCAGTCATTGTTAGTTTATCTTTAAGTGGTTGGGAATCGTTAAAAAATTAACTTTTCTTTGAGCCACCAAAAGTTACGCGAGATTGTCTATCGATGTCGATAGGCATACTCTGGTGTTGCTCCTTTAACAGATCTTTATCCAACGCTTCGACTTTGTCGTTATGTTGTTTGGCGTAATATTCGCCACGTTGTTTTACGATCTCGTCCGGTACCCTTGCAAGTAAAAGGCCTCCAACTCCGATCACACCCTTGTATTTACCGTCTTCAACAACTGGATAGTCTGAATCTGGATATTCATCTGATCTAACTAATTCATAACCAGATCGTAATCTGCCTTGAATATTTTTAGAATCATTAAATCCCAAACTTTCAGCTCTTATCCATCTGTGCTGAAATCCTGTCGGTGCAGGGGGTGCATCTAAAGATGATGGTGGAGTCCAAACTTTTTTATGAGATTCCTTTTCTCTAGTCTGACTCGCACGGGAAGTTTTTTTATCTGTACTCATATGCTTAAGCCTCCTTCGTGATTGTTAGTTGTTTCGCATACTCTTCAAGTGGCACACCTAATTTTTTAGCGATTGTAACTTGAGACGGCGTGAGTCTCACTGTTTTGCGACCAGTTTTTGTACTTCGCTTCGCTGAAGCTACTGTTTGTACAGGTTTAGTCGATTCCGTTACACTCTTCTTATCAAATTTATGAGGGAATTCAAGTCTTATTCTCTTATCAATTTCCTTATAATATTCGTCACTTGAGGGATCAAAGCCTTCTTTTTCCGTTAGCGTCTTATGAAGATCAAAGGCAGTATAAGTCATGGCATTATCTTGTCCAAACCATGTATTATTGTCTGCCCAAGCTTCTGCTTTCGGATCAGGTGTACCTTTTGAGGTCAACTGTCTAGCAAGACTTGGCTCCTTTTTCTTTGTTTCTTGTTGTTTAGCGTACTCTTCGTGTGCAGCTTTAGTCTCATTAAATTGAGCTCTTTTTACACCCAGTTCAGATATTTCAGCTAATGCAGTGGCTTCAGCGCCAAGATCATTTGCTTCTCTAGCTGCAGCTAATTTTGCTTTAGCAGCTTCCATACCGGATATAATACGCTCGTCAGTAACAGACATAAAACTTGGCTCAAGCTTCGAGATTTTAGCATCTGCTTTTTCTTTTGCTCTCATCATTCTTTCAGCATAAGAAATTGCTTCATCTTTTTGTCTCTCTGCTTCACGCCATTTTTTAGTTAACTTAGCTATTCTTTTTTGAACACCTTCAGAGTAATGCTCTAATTCTTTTTCATCTTTCGTTTCTTCTTTAATTTCTTTCGTTTCTTCTTTAACTTCTGCAGCTTTTTCTACTGCAGGTTTTTCTTCAACTACTTCTCTAATAGTAGGTTCTTCTTTTTGAACAACCTCTTTTTCTTCGATAGTAGATTCGTCTTTTTGTTCAGGGATATCAACATCCATTGCTGGACCGGAAGTATCAATATCTACTGTTTTCTTTTCTTCTTCTGGCATAGTTTCTCCTATGATTAATATTGATGAAATATATCTTCAGGGTTCTCGATGGTTGCTAAAATTTCATCATCGTTTAGCAATCTTACTTCCCCACCATCTATCAGGATTCTTGATCCTGCATATCGTGCAAAAATTACCCAGTCGCCTTTTTTACACCAAGGTCCTTCGGGAAATTTTTCTTTGTCATAACAATGTGGTCCTTGTTTTAAAACAAGTCCACACGTTGAAGCGACTTGTGATCGCTCAATAGTTTCATCGGCTAACATTAAACCACCTTTAGTTTTTTCCCCCATCTTGAATGGCAGAATCAACATTCTCCATCCAGTCGGAGTAGGTAATTTAGTTTCTTCAGAATTTTTTACTTGATCTTCTAAATTTTCTTTTTGTTTTTTAGTTTCGGTAGCCTGATATTCTTTGTAATCTTGATATTTTTCTAATAAGGCTTCTTTTTTATCGTCAGTATTATTCGTCTCTGGTGTTGAGTTTGATAACTGTTCCTTTTTCATTTTGCTCCTTCTTATTTAGCAGGTTAGAGATATCCTGTGATATTTTTAGATAGGCATGTGCCTGTCCCATCATATACTTATATTTCTCCATATTGTCAATACCACCACCTATCATAGCATCGCCAATCCGTTGATATTGTTCTTTCAAGTCTCTTTGTATCTTACTTATTAATGTTAATTCATCCATTTTCTTCCTCTTTCTTAGTTTATTTCTATTTTATAAATCCTTTGGGTATAAATTGTGAACCATAATATTTATCATAACTTTTATTGCTTACTTTGACTCCTCCTAAACTTGAGCCACCAAAATAACTACCATTATAATTTGTTTGAGCTTCTCGAATCATGGAATTACTACCATCGGAAAAATGTTTTCTACCTTGAAGGGCCATCACTCTCGCTGAAGGACCAACAGGTTTTTTCTTCTTTTTACCTTTCAGCATTTGCTGAAGTTTCTGCAGTGATTTGTTAGACATTAGACTTTAGATCTAGCACCAACCAAAGTAATATTAGCATTAGAGCCGGTATTATCAATTGCTCTTCTACCTTTAGTTGTATTGATTGGAACGGCATGAGCTGAACCACTTGGGGGTAAACCTGAACTTGCTGGTGTTGGAGGAGTTATTCCTCTTCCGTTACCTGCACTTGTAGGTCCGTTTTTAATTAAGATAGAAGTGTTGATTCCTCTTCTATTCATTATCTGATCTCCTTACCGAAACCGTGAGTGGCTGCGCCTCTAGATTTAACACTTCCACCTGTAGATTTTAATTCTCTAACGATTCTTCTTTTCTCAGATTTTAAATTTCTTTTGCCTTTTCTTGAATAAGCTTTTTCTGCATCTACTCTTCCAAGTTCTTCTAATCTGTTTTCTCTTCTAGTGTTTTTTCTTTTAGCTCTTCCACCTTTTTTCATGTGAGAAACGTTACCACCTAACATTTCAGTCTGTGTCTCATAGTCAGCTTTTTTATAAGCGTCACTATCAGTTATAGCTTTAAGTTCTTTTTGTGTTTTAAGTTTTGAATGTGGATGTTGCGCCGTTTTGGCTGCTGTTCTTTTATCTGACATAATACTACCTATTTATTTTTCCTCGAGTACGTTTGCCCCATTTTCCATAAGACTCGTCTCGTCTATCTTTAAAAGATTGTTTCTTAGTAGACTCTTTTCCACGTCTTGCACTAATAGACTCATCTTCTCTATCTTTGTAACCTTGTTTTTTCTTTTTTGAAGCTCCACCTTTTTTGTATGGAAATCTTACATTTGATCTAACACCGTTTTGTCTCATAATTGTCTCCTTGTTCTATTTATATTATTTTTAAGTATAGTTGTCTAGCTTATTTTTTACCATTCCTAAATATTTGTGTTCCCTTAATACCAAAAACACTCGCCACGACGAGAATCCATAAATTTGTAAACCATTTGGGCAAATTCGCGAAATACTCGAAAAAGATCTCTATTTTTTTCATAGCTTCCGGATCCTCTGTCCAAACCGACCAGGCGAGTACAATTATGGGCAGTGTGAGAATCGCCAAAACGATTTCGTCTTTGTAGTCGTTTTGACGGGCCTCTAAAAGTTTGCCCTGGTAAGCTTCCTCGCCACGCGCTTGTTTTTCAGCGTGTAAAAGCTGTGCATCAGACATAGCCATTTTGGCTCTTTGTCTGTTAGCGTAAATTTTACCCCCTGCTTGTAAAGCAAGTTTTGCTAATCCGAACCAGGCCATATACTAATACCAAGTTGCTGTTTTACTTTTCGATTTTAGCATTCTTTTAGTTCCTTTAACTTCAACTTTATCGCCAGTTGGAATAACATTTCTTTGTATTCCATCAGCGTTAGTTGCCGATCTAGGATCCCACTCCAAATTTTGACTTGGAGTTTCAATATCGATGCCACCTTTTTGGTAACCATCTTTATTGATACCTAATGCTTTAATTGTATCTACTTTAGCCATTACTTCTCCTTATTTTTTACGTAATTTACCTAATGTTATAGCAAATCTAGCTCTTTGTCCAAGTTTTCCTGGCTTCTTAGCTGCTGCTTTTAACTTAGATGCTGGAATTGTCTTCCCTTTTTTGATTCCAAGGGACTTTCTCAATGCTCCAGGCTTTTTTATCGCTTTTTTTATGTTTAGCGTCATTTGTTTTCTCCTTTGTATTTTTCAATCTCAACACTTGGGATAAATTTGTCCACATTTGGAACAGATTTACTTAAAATTGTTTTTTCGATTGAGGTATCAGCTCTTAACTGAGCTAATTTTTCATTTTGATCCAACTTCTCGTCTTGAGTTTGTTGGTTCATCATTGCTTTCATACGATCAAGATTAATTCTCTCGTCATCATATTGTTTTTTTCTAAAATTATCAGCTGCTCTGAGATCTAATTCTCTTGATCTTAGTTTAGCAATTGGATCATGATCAAATTGGGAAGTTATTTTCTTTTCTTCACTCATAAATTCTTCCATCATCTCTGCAATCAAGATGGCTTTCCGTGCTTCGATTCGTTGTTGCAACATCATCATCTGCATTTGTAACTGAGGATTCTGTTGTGTCATTTGTTGCATCTGTGCAAGTTGTGGTATTTCATTTTTAAACTCTAATTCAATTTGTTCTTGAGCCATTAATGAAATATGTTCCATACAATTTTTTTCTAAGGCAGCCATAACCATTGGATTATT